TCCAATAATCATTGCCTTTCATTTTGGCTTTGTGTTCTTCAGTATGTTTATACCCAGAAGATCCTTCGCCTCCATTAGTAGCATTGACTAATTCAATTCCAAGTTTTTTATATTTATCAATTAATTCAATTTCACAAAGAAATGCTAATTCTTCATCTAGTCCGTCAGCAATAATTTCATGCTTAAAACCATGCTTATTTACAACTCTATGCCAATAATTATTACGTCCAGTTTTTTGACCGCAACGTCTTCCTTTGCCTTTTCCTACATAGAAAATTGCATTTGTATCGGCTTTTAAATGTTGGTAAATGTAAAACATTTGTGTTACTTGATTCGTAAAAATTAACGAAAAAAGCCTCCTGATAAGATCCAGCCTGCGTCCTTTTGGCGGCCTACCAACAAAGCATCCGCATAAGTAGAAACCACTGGTGGGCGTAAATTTGTGCGCTTAACCGTTGACTTAGACTGCGCTGCAAACTTGGTAATCATTGCTATTTGGGTGGGTGATGCCTTGCCGTACATAGGCATTAAGCGTTCAGCAAGGCACCAGCGAAGCGCCATGTTATAGCCTTCAGGAAGGGTTATAACGTCATTTATGGTTGTGAATTTCTGAAATAGTTGGTCAACGAAAATGTGCATTTCGCCCTGTGCGGGGTTTGGCCAAACGTAAATATTCCCTAGCGTTTCAGTTGGTTCGTAATAAACCGCTTTTGGCCACGGGCCATTTAGCGTTTTAAGGCCAATCATTTCGTACTGTTCTAGGTTCAGCACGGCAACTGGGTAGTCTAAGCCACCGTTATTAATAGGTTGCCCGTTTGAATTGGTGTTAATACGAACAAAACAAGAACGCAACTGTATGGGGCGTTGGTAGTAACTTGTAATTGTGGTGCTAGTAACGGTTTGACTTATATTTACTAAGTAAGTACCCGCTTCGTTCACGTTACCACCGGCGCCAGTTACCATTTGCTTAATGGTAGTTCCGGGTTGTATGCCAGTACCGCTTAGGGTTTGGCCAAGGCTAATGCCACCGCTGTTTATGCCTGTAACCGTTAGTATGTTTCCGGCAATAGAACCGGTAAAGTTTGCGCTTATTTGGCCACCGGGGCCGATTGTGTACTGTACTTGGCCGGGCGTTATAGGAAATATGATTTCGTTTTTGTAAAACACCATCATATCTTCGTTAGACCATTGATCTAGCATATCCTGAAGCATATCGTAGGCATCTGTGGCTGCTTCTGGCGTGGGTGTTTCCCCAGCTTCTAGCGCCCCAATGTCTTTTAGCGACCTACTGATAATATCAATCGGCATTGTCATGTTAAACCGCCCTATAACTTAGGTGTAAATACTTGGGGTTTCCAAGGCGGGACAATAGATTTCGACTTTTCTAAAAGCGCCAATTGTTCCTCTAGCCTAGATTTTATTACATTTGCGCCGTCTCGCATAGCATCGTTTTCAATCCAAATGGCCACCATTTCTTCGGTAACTTCGGTAAGTGGCGTTCTAAGAACGGGATTTGTAAAATACCAGTTGCCTTCAGTATCAACGGTGTTTTCACCATCAGTTAGGCTTAAATGGTACTTTGCATGCGTGATTAATTCACCTTCAGCGCTTAATTCAGATATTTGCCATTTAAAGTCCATTAGACACCTTCTAGGAATTTAAGTAAAACCACAACTACGGCAATTACCATTCCTGCCCACATTTGATGAATAGGGGTTAATGGCAATTCAAATAAAAAACCTTGCAATACTGATAAAACTGCAATAACCAACGCCCATTGAACAGATTTTGTTTTTAAAAGTGTAATTAATTGGTTCATTTTAGAATCCAGCTATATTAGCTGCCTTTAATGATGCTTGCATTGTAGATATTGTTGCGTTAAGTTCTTGAATTGCTGAAACAATATGAGGAATTAAAAATGATGAATCAACACCTTGATAAATTGGTTTTCCATCTTTATCAATAGCATTAGGTTGTCCTGTAACAGCATTAGGAACAATTTGTTGTAATTCATCTGCAATAAAACCATCTAAAATATTAGAAGTATCTGAAATATAATTATATTTGCTTGGTTTTAAAGCAAGAATATTTTTTAATCCATCAGTTAATGGCGTAATGTTTTCTTTTAATCTGCGATCAGAAGTTATATTGTATGCAACTACACTTCCATTTCCTGAAATATAACCAATTTGTGAATTACTTGCATTATTAAAACCAATATATACAGCGTTTGTGCCTGCAGAATTTTGTAAAGTCATTCCTTGTTTAGAAGATGGATTAAAAGCAGCAGATATTAATCCATTATTAATTACACTTGTAGTAGCAACCAACAAATTACCACTATTATCTAGTGTCATTGCTTGGGTTTCTGTAATAGTAGCCCCCGCAGTTCCTGATGGTGCAATCCACCACTTATGTACACCAGCAGTTTGTTGGTAAGAAGTTGAGTAATCTGAGTTTACATAAACATAATTTGAACCGTTGTAATACTGGTTTGCACCAAGATTCATAATAACTGCACCCGCAGTATAAGAAGCCAAACCTACGCCATTAGTCATTTGAATGGCTTTAAAATTTGACCAAGCATTAGGTGTAACTCCTACACCTACGTTTTGATTTGTATCAATAGTTATCGCAGTAGTTCCAGCGCTTTTCAATAATAAATTTGTAGAAGCAGCGCTAGTGACAAATGGTGTTGTAACCGATGTGCTTGCAGATACAGATGTAAATGATCCGGCTGCTGCGGTTGTTCCACCAATAACTGCGTTATCAATAGTTCCACCACTAATTACAGGGCTTGTTAAAGTTTTGCTTGTCAAAGTTTGAGAAGCAGCTAAACCTACAAACGTATCTGTAGATGCTGGAATAGTCCAAGTAAATGCAGATGCCGTGTTAGTGCCTTGAACGTTTATCGTTCCACCGCTAGATTGTTGAAATACTAGTAATCCCATGATTAGTCCTTATGGTGCAATTATTAATTGTGAAGCAGTTAACGCTCCGGTTGACGGGTTAAAAGACAGTTTTGTGCTAGATGTTGTTGCAGCTTGATTTCCGCTTGAACTGCTGACATGAACTGGGTAATACGTTGTGTTTGAAGATGTATTGTCAGTTATTGCTATATTTGTAGCATTAGTCGCTGTGGTCGCAGTTGTCGCTGACCCAGCAGACCCGTCAATATTTGTACCTGTTAAACTAATTGAAGCACTTGCTCTATTTAATGTAACCGCAGTAGTACCGATGTAAACAGTTGAGTTACTCAATACCCCACTAGGAATTGTTCCGCTTAAATTTCCAGCAGTCAAACTTGTCAAACTTGCACCTGAACCGCTAAATCCTGTTGAAGTGAGCACCCCCGTACTTGGGTTGTACTGTAATTTAGTGGAACTTGTGTATTCTGTGGTTAAGTTTCCGCTGGTTTGGTTAGCAAATAACGGGTATCTTGTGGCGTTTGTGGTTGTGTCATCCGTGACCGATGCGTAACTAACTGGGGTTGCCCATGTTGGGGCGCTTGAACCGTTAGACTGTAAAAACTGGCCACTTGTGCCGTTTGCCAAAAATGCCGTTGTGCCTGATGCGCTTTGGTAAACAATATTACTTGCTGCGCCCCCCGCCAAGTTTGTGGCCGTTCCAACGCTTAAACTAGACTGTGCTGTGTACTGTGGCGCACTAGCACCTGCCGTTAATACATAGCCTGAAGTACCCAGCGCAAGAAATGTGGTTGCCCCTGAACCCGTTTGGTAGGGAACGGAACCGGCAGCGCCCCCGGCTATGTTTGTAGCTGAACCCGTTGTTAAACTAGAAGTTGCCACCCAAATAGGCGCAGAAACCGCGCCCAAAGTCATTAGTAGCGAACCAGAAGTGCCGGGCGATAAAAACGATGTTGTGGCCGAACCAGACTGGTAAGGAACGGAATACTGCGTAGTTCCAGATAAATTAGTAGCCGTGGTGGCCGTAGCAGCGTTACCGCCAATACTTAAGCCTGACGCCGTACCCGTGATGTTGGTGCCTACAAGCGTGCTAGGCGTGCCTAAATTGGGCGTAACAAGCGTTGGGCTTGTGGCCAATACTACGTTACCAGAACCCGTTGTTGAAGCGCTAGAAGCCGCTGTGGCTTGCCCTTGGGCGTTAAATGTAACGCTTGCTAATGTGTAAGAAGCTGCTGTAACTGCCGTGTTGGCCAAAGCAATGGTAACCGCGCTAGAACCGTTGTAACTAGACCCTGAAAGGCCTGTGCCAATGGTTAAAGCATTTGGGTTTACCGCTGTTATGGTGGCCGAACCACCTAAAGAAATAGCGTTACCGTTTACCGTTATGCTTGAATTGGTAAGCCCTGAATTCGGTATGGTTGCGTTAATTTGGCTAGGCGCAATACTGATGGATGTATTGGTTACAGATGTCACTTGACCAGAAGCATTTGTAACAAATACCGGCACTTGGGATGCAGAACCGTAAGTTCCTGCAGTTCCCACGGGCGTAATACTAAAAGTGTATGAAGATAAGGTTAACCCAGTACCCGCAAAATAAGATGCTGCGTTTGCAAGCTGCGACCATGTAACCGGCGTAGTGCCAAGCGTTCCACCCGTAGAAATGGTGCAAACCCACCCTGAATTAGCCTGTGTGCTGCCGTTTTGTATGAATGTAAACGCTGAAATTAGGCTATTCCATGTGTTTGCATCGCTACTGCGTGCCCAAGCGCCTGAAGCGGCCACATAAATACCGTTTTGGGCTTGCGTTGTTTGGTTTTTTACCAAAACACGGTCACCAACAAGGGTTGTATAGCCGTCTATGGTTTGTAAACCGCTAAGTGTTAGGTTGCCGGTTGATGCAACTTGGCATTCGGCCTTAATTGCGTACCCCTGAACAAACATATCCACATAATTCTTGTTAACCAAGTCTGTGGGGTTGGCCGGGGTGGTGGAAATAGTGCCTGTGGTTGTACTAATATTGGTAAAAACCCCGCTAGATGGGGTTACAAGGCCAATAGTTGTACTGTTTATTGTGCTGTTGGTTATGTTTAACCCAGATTGCGCCGGGTTAAGCGTTGCATAAAATGGTTGCCCCTGACCTATAAACGTTTGGAAGTTTCCATTGACGTCAAAATACGCCTGAACTGGCAGTAAGTTTTGGTCGGTTGTTAGGTTAGGGGCACTCATTAATAGGGAATACAAGTCATAACTATCACATCACCAGCAGACATATTGACCGCTAGTCCAGAAGTAATGCTAAAACCCGTCATAGTTACTGACGTTGTAGTGCTTGCGGTTTGCTGTAAGAACAAACCAGAACCATTAGTAACGTCATTAGCTAAACACATCCAACCGTTTGGGGCGGCCGGTAGTGTAATGGTGCCATTTGCTGCGCCACCTGTTCCAACCGTTACCGCAAAGCAGTTTGGCGTAACCCCCTTAATTGTAGGGCTAGTGCCGAAACCACTTGCAATAACTGGCTGTGCAGAAAACGTACTTAAAAATACGGTGTTTGGCGTGTTTGTGTTTGCAACTTGGTTGGTCATGATTGATCTGCCACCGGTGTTACATAAATGGTATTGGCCGTACCAACCACGCTTAAGTTAAACCCGTTGGCGGGAACACTTATAACTGTGGGCTGGGACATATTAACACCAAGCACAAAAGAAGCAGATGAATTACCCGCAGTAGGCAATACCGCAGCAATTGCGGACACGCTACTAGGGTTAAGCGGCGCTATGGATATAGCAACCGGTGTACTTCCAGTATTCAAGAACGCACAAAAGTTCGTTTGGTCATTACCGGCGGGGGTAATGGTTAGCGAACTACTGGCCGTTGTTGTTACCGCTACCGCGTAGGTAGGCCCAATTGGGCGGTAAACGCTTGTATTGGCCATGATTAAGCTGCGTTAATAGCTATTGGCAAACCTTCAGCACGATGGACTTTAAAGTCGTAAACGCCTGAAGCCGGTGTAATTGCTGTTGCTGCGCCTGAAGTGTTTTGGAACTGTACAGTTAAAACCCCAGCAGTTGCTACGTCACAATTTGTGATTGCAATGTTAGACGTTTGGTTACCTTGATATTGTAAAAAAGTAACAATGTCAGATGCTTGCAAACCCGCAATTGGGAAAGTTTGTAAAGACTGTGTGGAAGATGTGGTTAGTGCGGATGGTGTCAGGCTAGGCGCAATTACAAATTGCTCAAGAATGTTACCGCGTGAAATGGTGGTACTTGACATGATATTCCTTTAAAGAATGGGTAAATTGTATCGTTAAATAAAGAAAAAGCCACCCCTTTTGGGGGTAGCCCTTCCCTTAATTTAGGCTAGATTATGACGATTGTGTAAGGTCATAGCCGTAAACATATACGTCACCAGTTCCGGTTGCGCCAGAAGCAGTTGTTACGTCAACGTATAAAGTTTGGTTCTGAATAGACAAACTTGTTGATGATGAATCAACATAGGCTGTACCCAAAACGTTAGCACTTAGTGATGCCAATTGCGCAGTTGTCAACGCACCGAACAAAGCAGATGGGCTACCTGAGTTTGTTTGTGTGATAGACAACGCTGTCGCTGTTGACAAAGATACTGTTGAACCAGCGTTATTCACGTTGGTAACAATCATTTCCTTTGGCAAGTAGGTTGTTGTGTTGTTAACGGGAACGGGCGTAAAGCCTGTTGCGTTAAGGTTAACACCCTTGGCTACACCGATTAAACGCAACGCTTGATTCGTTGCTAGATTACTTGGGTGTGCCGATACTGTGGTTGCTGGTCCGGGATTACTCATTTTGTATTTTCCTTTATGTTAATTAGGCTGCAATACGGCAAGCAAGTTCAGGGTACAACGGTGCCCAACCATACAACACATCTAAACGTGTTGGAATACTATCGTTGTTAATGGTGTATTGGCGGACAACCCTCATGGACAAACCAATTTCCTTATCGCTTGCACGACCAGCAAAATGGACACCCTCTGGCAGCTCGAGATCCGCTACGGCAAGCGTAAACGCATTTCTGTGGAACATTAAGTTCTGTGGTGATGTAACGCCTGTGTTGTTAAATGGTGTTACTACTGCTGAAGAAGATGTAGCGTTAACAACAACGTTTTGGAACTGACCACCTGTAATGATAGCTGGGCTAACAGTTACTGATGCTGAACCACCTGAACCAATGCTAACTGTGCTTGTAACAACGAAGTTACGCGCCTTGTTAGAACCGTATGCTTGGCGGTTTTGTGGGTTGGCTGCAAGGATGTTAGCAAACTGGATAACGTCACCTTGGTTCAATGTAGCAGCAGCACTTGTTGCGCTGATGGTAATTGTTGAAGTTGAAGCCCAACCGCTAGAAATACCAAAAGATGCAGAAGTTGTATCTGTTGATAGTGTTGCAGAAGCGTAAGAACCAAATGTTTGGCTGACAATATTTTGGTCTAATTTCCAATTCACCCCAGCGCTGTCGCGGCCCATAAGGCCTTTGCGGTATTGCTCACCAATCGCTTCTTGTGGAACAAACAAACCTTTTAGTGAGTCAACAATGGTTGCTGATGTAAAGGGTTCTACAACGCAAGCACGGCGGCCGTCTCTTGGTGTGCCTTCAGCATCCATGTAAGCACCGGCTGTTAGGTAAGTGATTAAACCTGTGGGTGGTGTACCAGCTACGCCAACAATGTTTGCTGTGCTATTCTTAGCCATTACTAAACCATCACGGTCAATCTTGTTTGCAATAGCAGCTACTGCGGGTTTTAATACGCGGTCGCTAAACATATCAAGTGATAATGCAAGGTCTTGAGTCGTAAATTGAGTATCCACATGGAACTGCGTCGACAATGTGACTGGCACACTCGTCTCGTTGAAGTCCTCAACATTAAGCGCTGGTCCCGTTGTACCAATGAACCTTCCGGGGCGTCTTACGTTGACTGTGTTTCCAATTTTTCCGCCCACTACGGCGAACTGATCGTCATAGTTACGGTCAACCTCGGACGTAAATGTGAGTTCGTTTTCTAGCACCATAAGTGCTTCATTTGTGATCTTCGATATCGTCAATAAATTATTGGCCATGATTACACCTTATTAAAAGTTTTGATTTTTGCCGTTACCTAATTTTTCCTGCCTTACGCAACTCACGCCATTGTTTTGGCGAACCATTGAAATTCCCATTTGAATCAATGGCTGGTAGTTCAACACTACCTACATTACGAAGCGGCGTTATAGGCGCGGGCGCGTTCGATTTGGAAACGGCTCTTACGGGTTCTTTAGCTTCAAACCTTGCTTCTAACTTACCAAGTTCGCGTAGCGCACTAGATTGTGATAAACCGTTTAGCCTTTCAGCTACTTCGGGGTTTTCGGCCAAATGATAAAGTATCTTTGGGCCAACATCACTTTCTAAAATTGCATCGCGTACCGCATCGCTAACAGCAATATCGGCACTACTAGCAATCATTTCTTCGTAATCAGGCAATTCGCTTTTAACCGCATCTAACTTTTTCTGCCACGAAGTCATAACTTTCGCGCGTTCTTCGTTAGCCCGGCGTTCGGCTTCTTGCTTGTCACGGTTTTCTAACGCTTTTTCGGTTGAATACTTGGCTAATGCCTTGGCGTATTCAAACGCGTCGGTAAAGTCGCTTGGCTGCGGTTCTTTGTCCGTTGGTTCGGCTTTTGGCGTTACCTTCGTTTCTAGTTCCGCTAAACGCTTTTCTAAACTTTCCCTTGCTTCACGTTCACGCTGGGCTTCTTGCCTAGCTAGTTCGCGTTGTTTAGTTAGTTCAGAAAACCGCTTTTCCAATTTAGGATTAGGCTTCTTTTCCGTAACTTCCGTTTTGGCTTCTTCGCTGCCTTCTGACTCACTCCCACTAGGTTCTTCTACGGGCGCTTGCTCTACAACTTCCGTTGTAGCCGAAGGTTCCGCAACCGGGGCTAAATCTAACTTTTGGGCATAAAATTCCGCCGAATTTTCGCTCGTAAGAACATTACTTGCTTCTTTATCACTCATAGGTTTCCCTAAGTATTTGCCCCGTGTACCTCACGGGTAAGGTTTTAGTCAATATAACTGAAAAGGATTATATTGTCAATTATTGCTGTGGCGCAATACTTTGGTCTGCCGCCCTTATGGCTTCGTACTGTTCTTGGTTGCGCATATTGATTTCACGCTCAAGACGGTTCGTGTCCATGTGGTGCAACAGTAAGTCCATAATTGCATCAATTTCTGTCTTGTTTTGGCTAGTAATTGCTCTGGTGTTGACATCGTGTACCCTCGCTTCCAATGTGGTTTCAGTTGCGTGCGCTTTTGTGGTTTGGCGCATTAATTCACGTTTATTCTCATTGTCTTGCTTAACTTGCTCAATATCTTGGCGTTGTTTCATAGCCAACTGTAAGGCCTGTAACTGCTGGGTAAGCTGTTGAACCTGTGCCTGTGCGTTCTTAATGGCCATTTGCGCTTGCGGTGGTATGTCGCTGTGCTCATCAATATTGGCCAATGGGTTAAGGGTTGCCAAACGGTCTGCAATAACTTCAGCACCGGGGAAGTCCATGTTTCTGAACACCAAGTCCGCAGCAGCGTTAAACAATTGTTCGTTGCCACTTAACAACGGCATCATGGCTTCAACGGCTTCTTGGCGCTTGCTGTTGTAGCCCGGCCCAGTTTCCATTACCACGTCATATTCACCAACGGTTACGTCATTCAACACGCGCCCCACGGCATCTTTTTCGTTAATGGTAAGTAAATCAGGCTTGCCATCATCCCCAATAATGCGCATGGTGCGTTGGGTGTCGTATATCTTGGGCAGCATATTAAGAATAATCTTGCCCACCCGTGAAATAGACTTGGTCAGGTTGTCGTACAAGTCAAAGTTGGTTAGGTCAACCTGTTGCTGTTGGCCTTGTAGCGCCTTACCGCTTACGTTTCCGGGCACTTGTTGGCTAGGGTCGTAAATACCTATGATGGTGGCCATGTCCGCATTGATTTCTGCTGCGGCTGCCATTACCCCGGCCGGTGGTGGTTCAGGTTGTAAACGCTGTGGTGCGGGCGCTGGGTTGCCTTCAATGTCGGTTTGCTTGTAGGTTAGGTAAGCCATTGACTTAATGTTGGCTGCTGCCCAGTCAAGCTCGTGCCCTTCATCTTGCCCTTCGGCCATAATCCATTTGGCTTTAGGTGCCAATGCTACGCTTTCGGTCAGGCTAGTTACCCAGAAGTTATACATACGTTGCGCATCTTTAGCGTGGCGCACAATGCCAAACTTCTTGCGCTTGTCACCAATAACAATCTGGCGCCCGTACACCGGCACAATTGGTATGTCTGTGGTTACCCAGTCTTTTTCTTCAAGCACTTCAATAGCGGTTAGTTTCTTCCACTTGATAGTCTTTTTAACGCTTGGGCGCTCACCCACAATGGTTAGGCCTGAACGCTTAACGCGGTCAAAGAAATCTTTGTCATCAGCAAAGCGTGCCCGGCCGTCACTTAGTAAGTAAAGCGTGGCCTTTTCGCGCACGGTATACCAGTATTCCGCAATGCGTATATCTTCCTTGGTAATCCATTCGCTTTGCGTGTCCCCGGTACCGCGCTGGGTAAAACTGGCCGTGTCTTGCGCATCAGGGTACATTTCCCTAAATACTTCCTTAGATACCATCATGGTAATAAGGCAACGCTCGGCATCCGAACCATCAATGGCCACGCTGTTTGGGTCCCAGTACACGGTGAACGGGTTTTCTACTGGGTCAATATATATTTCTTGGTCAAAACTATCTTCGCTTTTATAGCGGTGGTCAACGCGAATGAAGCCCCACCCAGCACGCACAGCAAAGTCGTAAGCTATGTCGTAAGCATTGTCTGCGTTGCTATTAACTTCAATGTGGCGCACCATGCCCTGAATAACTTTGGCTTCGGCAGCATCTTCTACCGTGTTGGTTGCGTGAACCTTAATGCGTGGGCGCTGTTGGCGTTGTTGATTCGTTACTTGGCGGCAGTACCCGTCTAGCTTATTAATAGTAAGAACGGGGCGCGATTCCAAATTACGGCTGTTCTGAAGGTCAACTGGCCATTGATCGCCACCGGAAGCAAACTTAAGGTCTTCCAGCGCTTCTTGCCGGTTCATGGTGTCGGCATCGTTGCAAAACTTTAGGAATTGCTTTGCTTCGTCAATAATCGGGTTGTAATCGCCGTCTTGGTAATCTGATGCCATTTTGTTCCTTAATAATGGCGAGAATATTCGCCATGTAGAAGATTTCTAGCAGATTTTACGGCTTTTTGAGCATTTTCGATAGTATCAAAATAACCTAAACTATTGCTTTTTGCATTTTACCCCATCCAACTTAAAGGTTGGCCATAACTAGGCACTTGTTGTCTTGGCTTGCGTGGTCTAGTTTCTTGTACGCCCAACGCAATATAGCGGAAGGCATCTGCGCCGTGAGAATATTGGTCGTGAAGCGGGTTTTTACTGAACTGTTTTGTGTCTGGGTCTACGTCATATTTGTAGTGGCGTAAGCATTGTAGGCCGTCATAGCAGTTATCCCGGTCAAAATAACAGTTCCTAAACAATGTACGGGCTGCGTTAATGCTGTCCACCACACTAGTTTTCGGAATAATCTTAGTCTTAAACCCGGCATTTCTGACAATTTCCTCAATGCTACGGCCATTAGAACCAATAGTTTTATTCTGCGCGTCATGAGGTAGCCAATGCGTGTCGTAGACGTAGCCAAAGGTTTGCAGCAAGGCAAGGTAATGGCTTATGGTTTGTTGGCTGTCTTCAATATACCTAATTAACCGTATTTCTTGGGCTATGAACTGAACTATCCAAATGGCTGTGCTGTCTGCCCAACCCAAATCCCAAACCGTATAACAAGGCTTGGTAGGGTCGTAGCGCACTTTAGTTATGCGTTCTTCTAGTTCGGCCATTTGCATTTCACGGGCAAATACGGCACCGTCAACGGTTTGGCGGCATAACCCTTCCCATACGGTGTTGTAGGCTTCAGGGTCGCGGGATTGCAACGTGCGCCGTTCTAGGTCTAGCGTTTCAGGGAACCAAGGATTGTCATTCCAGTTAATCTTTTGAACTATGGCGTTTTCTGGTTGGTGCTGAATAAACCGTTGGTAGGTAGCATCGCTTTCCAGTTCCGGGTTAAAAGAAACCCATATTTCGCTGCCTTCTTTACGAATGGTAGGTATAAGAACGTCCCAGCTACGGGCAGATACCGTTTGTGCTTCTTCCACCCAGCATACATCAATACCTTCAAAACTTTTTACGTTGGCCACGTTGTTCTTTAGGCCTACAAAGTTAAATTCGCTGCCGTTTCTGCCCCGTATGGTGCGGTCAGTTATTTCGTAGAAGTCGGTTAGGCCTAAACTTACTATTTGGTCGCTAAGTAACTTGTGTACCGAATCCCGTATAGATGTTTGAAATTCACGGGCGCATAGTATGCGTAATGGGTTTTTAGTGGCTAGTATTAACAAAGCACGGGCTATACCCCAAGACTTTGCGCCCCCGCGCCCACCCCAAAGCACTTTGTACCGGCTTTTCTTAAATAAGCATTGCAGCTTAACGGGGAATTCAACTTCCGCTAGGTTGGCCATCTTTAAATACTATTTGGAAACCTTCAATTGCTGAACCGTCAGGGTTTGCTAGTTTTGTAGTATTTGTTTCGCCCCAACCCATCTGGGCTTTTGTCCACCAGATCATAGCAGTCGTATCGCCCTTTTCAGCTTTATTAAACAAAGTCTGTGCAATTCTGGCTGATGCTTGCGCTTTACCTAAAGCCAATTCTGGTGCGTAATATTTGCGTAAAGTCTTATCGCTAATGCCAATCAGCGCCCCGATTTGCTCGTGCGGAAGACCTAGACCAGCAGCTCTTTTTGCCGTTTTTCTTAGTTCGTCATTTGGTTCATGTTCAAGCATATTTTTATTGGGGGGAAATGTTTAGGACTATTTTATTACGTTTTAAATTCAAATGTTGCAGTAAGTCTTTCGTCTGACGTTGTGCCTTTTAATACACCTTTTGGGGACGGATGCGTTACTCTGCTAGGTTTCCGTGTCATTATCCAATTTTTTGATGTTTGCAAGCCATGAATAAAAGCAGGGGAACTTGTCACCAAAGTTATTCGCATTTTCTGTTTTTTGTACTTTTTAGCTATTTCAGTCATGAATCGTGATCCAATACCAATTCCTTGATAATCTGGCTTAACAACGATTCGATGTATGCGTTTCATGTTTTTAACAGATGGGTGAGGAAAATGCAATACTGAACACCAAGCAACGGGCTGATTTTCAATTTCGCAAATGTATTTGTGCGCTGCATTGTTGTGTTCATGACTCAAATAGTGAAAGTCCATGAATTGTGACCATTCTGACTGTTTGGCTTCCCTGATCTTACATTCAATGAATGGTCGACAAAGTGACCTCCGAGAAAACTGCATCGTATTACAGTCAAAAACCCAATCAGGTTCTAACCATTGTTCAATGTCATAGTGGCACGAAAGCGCTATAAACTGCTTATTTTGCTTCCTAATGAACTTTTGTATGGCAGCTGACCCTATACAAGCAACTTGTCTGTCAACGACTGAAGTGAATTCGTCATAAATGAATGGCTCTTTGCAGTTTAAGATCAATCTGGCCAATTCAGCTCTCATTTTTTGCCCATTTGACAACACAGAAAATGGCTTTAGCCAGTCAGGGGGTGATGCAAAACCCACTTTTGACAGTATTTCTGTAATGTCTTTTGCTGAATGATCGCCAAAATCGTCAATGATTGACTGCCCAACCCATTTAAAACCTTCAAAAAACTCATAATTCTTAAATATTTGCTTGGCAATCGTAGTTTTACCAGTTCCTGATGCCCCGACAATTAAGCCTATATTCCATTTTGTATCTTCAATAGGAATATTTACATCAAAAGTTTTAGTAACAACATCCATTTCACAATCAAACATTGATTTGACTTTGTTTGCTTTGAATGAATCTGATGTTTTGGATTCAATTACAAACTTTGCACACGGCATTTGTCCCCTTCAGTATTCAGTCTATTGAATATCTTTTCTTGTTCAGATTCGTCTGCACATTCAACAATAATATTAAATACTTCGTTGTAATTTTGAGCTTTTATATCGTCTTCTTCATCCATTTCGTCAAACATTTTACCAAGCTCAATTTCGTCAAACCCTAGCAAAGTAATATCAAAATCATCATCAGATAACGCTTGAATCTCAATTTTTAATAATTCTTGCTCCCAATCAGCGTTTAATGCCAATTTATTGTCTGCAATGATTAATGCTTTTTTTTGT